CTTTGGAAGGCTAAGGGTCTTAATAAATCCCGTCGAACTTCTAAAGCATTTCAAATATCTGCTGCAATAGCCAGGGGACAGAATGAGATTTAATAAAGAATATAATTCTTTAGATAAAGCAATTGATTTAAAAGTTCATACTAAGTCTCCAACAAAATGGATTTTAATTGATAGAGAAACAGGGGAGACGTATCAAGGAAATGACAATGGCTACTGGGATAGACTTGATCCAGTTGTTAAAGATTAGGATACTGGTATAATGATTTTATGCCAGAGTTAAATGCAAACATACCGCCCATAGAATGTTATGTGCGTGGAAACTATTTAAGAAATCAATTAGATAGTCATGACAAATATTTTCCATGCGTTATATTTGGTGTTGCTAGTATAAAAAGTAGAAGTCCTTTATTTCATATTATGATGGAGGATGGCGGACTATGGTGGAGATTACCAATTAGCGCATTTTGTACAAAGCCTGGAGTTCCTGAAATAGATATACATAATTTAGTTTTATGGAATGCTTTTAGTCATCATGTATCTGTGACTAAATTTGAAAATCTTACGAACCTTAGAATGTCATACATTGATAGAACAAAAACAATGCACAAAGGTACATACCTGTTTACTCTTGATTGGCATAACCCAGATAGCAACGTTATGGATGACGGATATTCCGAAAATCCTTCTGAACACAAATGTGGACACGTCATAGAAAGAGATGACGGAAACTTTGCTATTCAACCTAACAATAGAGTTCGCATATACGAACCTTCTTTTACTTTAAAAAAGGAATATGTTATAGATCGAATAATTAATGATTATAAGTGGGACGTAGAGAATCAAGACAAATGGACATTAGAAGACAGTAATAGATTTAATTATGATATAAATAATAAAGAGTAACTTTACAATACTCGTTTTATTTGATATACTTGTTATAGCAACAAATTAGGGGGACAAATGGAATGGTTTTTATTAATACCAGCATTCATTGTTGGATATATAACTTGCTATGCTGTAATGGTATTTGGCATTGAACAAAGTGATAAGTAAAAGAGTTGCAGTCTGTGAAATTTGTAGTAAAGAAATAGAAGTACGCTGGGGTATCTTTGCTAGCGATACTTTAAAAAGACACATAAAGGAGCACGTTGATGGCGCATAGTTCAAAAGAAACAGTTGCACTTGCTTGGTGTGACGGTGGATTAGTTGATGGAAGATTTATGGATAGCATGTTGTTAACAACGATGAATGCTCCTAAAATTGGTATGAACATTGTAAACAAAATTCGTGTTAATGGAAATCAAATTGGTAGACAGAGACAAGTATTATTTGATAATTGGGCAGACGTAACTAAAACAGATTGGCTGCTTTGGGTAGATTCAGATATTGTTTTAACTCCAGATTCATTAAAATTAGTTTGGAGTGCTGCAGATAAAGTTTCAAAACCAGTCGTAAGTGGAACATATTTTGTTTCTAAAGAAAACGAAAGATCTTTAATGCAACCATTTCCTGCTTTATTTAAAGAGGGAAGCAATAAGAATGAACTTCAGATCATACACCCTTTACCACAAAACGAATTGATCAAGGTTGATTCTGCTGGGTTTGGTTTCTTGCTTATGCATAAATCTATTATTCCAAAAATGAGAGAGGTAAGTCCAGATTACTCTTTGTTTGCTGAAGAAGAAGGACTTGCTGATAAATACATTAGTGAAGATATTGTATTTTTTAGAAAGTTAAAAGCAGCAGGCATTGATCTTTATGCTCATACTGGTGCTTTAGTTCAACATATGAAAAGATTTTCTTTTGATATTAACTACTATAACTTATACTGGAATGGATTACAAAAAGAACTGTTTACAAAATAATGGCAAGTCTTTCAATGAAAGAACTTTCTAAGCGTAATAATTTTAACATTTTTGTTAAAAGAATTGCAATTGGTCAAGGTTTTTATCTTGTTGGAGTAGATGAATTAATTATTCTTGATCCATCTATTTTATTAAAAATTGAAGACCTTCATGGATTAAACTATTATAAAGAAAAACAATCAATAATTCTTCCAGTAAAAAATGGAAGTAAAGTTAAACTTACAAATCTTTATAAAGACTCAGAGTTTTCCAATAGAAGTCAAAACACAACTATTAAACAAGATTTAGAAGTATATAGTTTAAATAATAAATTACAAGAAATAAAAAAAAGAACTAACAAAAAATACGTAAATGTAAGGCTTAACAATATTATTTATCCAGTAGTTTCTGTTGTTGACTCTTCATTCAAGCATAAATCAGATTTTAACTTTATAGATGTTAATGGTAATAATATTTTTTATATATCACATAAAGATGGCAGAACGCCAAGAGATTTTCAGCAATGGTCTGGAACATCTAAAAAATTTCAAAAAAGTATTTTTGAGCATCCAGAAACACAAAATTTTATATCAACAATTAAATTAATGGGATCTGAATTACCAAGAGCAACTACAATTGCAAGAAGAATTAATTCTGATTTTTTAAAACAAATGGCTATTTATGGAATAAACTTTGGTAATACAACTGGCTTAGATAATGTTGATGCTGTACTTCAAGGAACACTATCATTTAAAAATATTGGAGATTGCTATATGCTTACTGCATCTAATAGTGTTATTAATAATCCACAGGTACCGTCTGAAAGTTATGAACCAATATTTTTAGCGGTACATAAAAAAGATAGAAGCGACCATGGAATCAAAAATGCACGTATTACTATTAGTCCCATTGGTGGAAGAAGCATTAAACAATTTATTTAATTTTTTCATAATTGCTTGGTGTTGGAAATAATTCTTTAAATGTTTTTTCAAGAATTATTTTAAAAGAATTATCTTCTGTTGATACAAAGACAGAACCTTCTGTCATTTCATTAGACCTATCCCTGTGTCTTTTATTTGCATAAGTTTTTACATCTTTCATCTGTTCGCCACCAACGTTGTATAAGTTTCCATACATAGATCTCCATAAACAATCTGTGTGATCTCTTACTATACTAGACAACTTTTGTTTTTCCATTATCATTGGTATGTGCAACTCATAATCTATTGGATGTTCTATTCCAAGTTTAAATAATCTGTTATTGGTTACCATTAATTTTTTAATATACAAAGATGATCCAGTTATTTTTGTATATCTATCTATCTTCTCAGACAAGAAACCATTATAAAATTGATCTATTTTGTCTATTTTTTTTACAATAAAAAAATCATCATTCATCAACACAAAGGTCTCTGATATTTCTGAGTGTTCAGACAAAGCCTGTAGGTTTTTTATAGCATTTGCATACTTATTTCCACCCTGCTCAACGAATAAATGATTGCCAACATACCAATCTGGCTTTCCACCAACAGTCCAAACCTTAGCATCTGGAAAACTATTTACGACAGATCTAATAGAGTATCTCAACTCTTCATTATCGCCAGACTTACATATGTAAACAAAATCCATTAAATACCCCGCTTTATTATAAGTATATCAGAATCTGGTATACTAATATAAACACAGAACGGGTGGACTTCTTGGCTAACATAGTATTTCTAGGCAACTTTGAAGTGCCCTATAGCAGTGAAAATCATCATGCTAAGTCTTTAGAATCTCTTGGGCATATTGTTCAAAAATTGCAAGAAAAAAAAGCAGGTAGCACAGAAATATTAAATGCAGCATTAAAATCTAATCTATTTATCTGGGTACACACACATAGATGGCAAACCCCAGGATCTAGAACAATGACAGATGTATTAAAAGAATTAAAGGCTGCTGGCATAACAACTATGACTTATCATTTAGATTTGTGGTTTGGAATTGAACGTGAAAAAGATTTAAAGAATGATGACTTTTACACAAACATTGGTCACTTCTTTGCTACAGATAAGTTAATGTGTGATTGGTTTAATGAAAATACAGAAGTCAAGGGACACTTCCTGCCTGCTGGTGTGTATGATAAAGAATGTTATGTACATCAAGATTACGATCCACATAACTTTGAGCATGACATAATCTTTGTTGGTAGTAAGGGCTATCATCATGAACATAAATACCGTCCAGAGTTAATAGACTTTTTAAGAAAGACTTATGGCAAAAGATTCTTACACGTTGGTGGAGATGGTGATACTGGAACTGTACGTGGAGATGCGTTAAACCGTATCTATGCTAAAAGCAAGGTAGCGATAGGTGATAGTTTAAACATTAACTTTAACTATCCTTACTACACTAGTGATAGGTTGTTTGAGAGTACTGGTCGTGGTGGGTTTACTATCTACCCTCGCATTAAAGGGCTTGAGGAATACTTTAAGGATGAGATTGAAATTGCATTTTATGAACACGGTAACCTTGAAGATTTAAAAAACAAGATAGACAAATACTTATTAGACGGAGTATCAAGAGAAACAATTAGACTTAATGGACATGAAAGAACAAAGAAAGAACATACTTACGTTCATAGATGGTCTGCAATATTAGAAACTCTAAACATAAAATGAAATATTTGGTTACTGGTGGTGCTGGTTTTATAGGATCAAATCTTGTTGATAAGTTAATTAGTCTTGGTCACGATGTTATTTGTATTGATGATGAGTCTGCAGAGTGTCACGAACAATTCTATTGGAATGATAAAGCACAAAACTATAAATATGACATCTGTGATTATGATCTAGTTGCCCCACTATTTAAAGATATTAATTGCGTATTTCACGTTGCATCTGATGCAAGAATCCAGCCAGCAATACTAAACCCTAAAAAATCTATTCAATCAAACGCAGTAGGAACAGCCAATGTTCTTGAACTTTGTAGGGTTAATAGTGTAGATAGATTAATCTATTCAAGCACATCCTCTTCCTATGGTAAAAGGGCTTTACTTCCAAACCAAGAAACACAATTTCCTGATCCACTAACCCCATACTCTGCTGCTAAAGTTTTTGGTGAAAACCTTGCAAGAGTTTATTATAATCTTTACGGATTAAAAACAATATCACTTAGATACTTCAATGTCTATGGAGATAGACAGCCATTAAAGGGTCAATACGCACCAGTAATAGGACTATTCTTAAAACAATATCATGAATCAAAGCCATTGACAGTAGTTGGCGATGGGTCTCAACGTAGAGATTTTACTCACATATCAGACGTAATAGAAGCAAACATCCTTGCATCTGAGGTTGAAAATGGATTTGGTGAAGTGTATAACATTGGGTATGGAAGTAACTACTCTATACTTGATATTGCTAATATGATTTCAAATGATATTAAATTTATACCGCCAAGAATTGGTGAGGTGCAAGAAACTCTTGCCTCTAACGCCAAGTTTAAAGATCTAACTGGATGGATACCAAAGGTATCATTAGTAGAGTGGATACAAAATGACTGAAATGATTAAGGCTACTGTTAACGGGGAATTTGAAATAATGTTACCAAAGCATCGTGCAGATAGACCAGAATGGTATCGACCACATGGTTGGGAAAAAATTAGATTAAAATCAATGCATGAAAATATTGGTAAAGGCGATGTTGTTTACTATGTTGGTGCAGAAGAAGGAGAGATGCCTGCCCTATGTCAGATGTGGGGATCAGAAGTTGTTTTATTTGAACCTAATCCAAAGGTTTGGTCACACTTTCCTTTGCTTTGGAGTGCTAATAATTTAGAAATGCCTCTTGCCTGCATACCTGGTTTTGCATCAGATAAAGACAATAAACTTGCACGTATTTATTATGGTGAGTTTCCACCAGAAGCAAATGCTCCAATTGAGCCATCGCATGGATTTAAAGAACTTCAATATGAAGCAGATAAGTATGGTCAGACAAAGATTGATACTCTTGTTTATGAAAGAGGAATGAAGCCACCTACAGCAATTTCACTTGATGTTGAAGGTAGTGAATGGAGGGTCCTAGGAGGGGCTGAGAAGGTCCTTAGAGAGCATAGACCTAAGATTTGGCTATCTGGACACCCAGAGTTTATGATGATGTATTGGAAAGAATATCTTTATGATTTAAGACAGTTTATTAAGGGTATTGGCTACAAAGAAACCTTGCTTGATTATCAACATGAAGTACACTTATATTATGAATCATATTAAAGCATATCTTTATTCAGTTAAACAAGAAGACTGTGCTGCTGATAAATGGGATTACGGTTTATTAAAACAATTTTTTAATAAAAATAATATTAAACCAGATAAAGTAACAACCTTACCTAACACAGATAGAGCCTTTGTTGTTATTCCTGGACCACAAAATGTAGACTATGAAGATCAAATATCTGAAGAGTTAAACAAGATAGGTAGAGTTGTTTTATTTATTACTGGAGATGAAAGCGCTACTTTTAAAGTTGATAAGATAGAACATAGCAATATTGAGATTTGGATTCAATACCCGCATAGAAAACATTCACAATATAATAAATTAGCGTTGGGTGTGCCACAACATTTATCAAATAATTTACCACAGTATCAAGATAAATCATATGATGTATTTTTTTCAGGACAAATAACACATCAAAGAAGGCAAGAACTTGCAACTGTTATGCCTAACATACCAAACTCTTTTTACAATCCAACTGCTGGGTTTGCAGAAGGATTAAGTCCGAAATCATATTACGACAAGATGTTTTTATCAAAGATTGTTCCTTGCCCTAGTGGGGCGATGGTTATTGACTCATTTAGATTCTATGAAGCAATTGAAATGCTTTGTTTACCCATAGGAGATAAGTTAGATTCAAAAATGCAAAACACAGATTTTTTTAATTTTTTATTTCAAGGTGAGCATTCAATAAAAACTGTTGAAAATTGGCAAACTTTATCTAATTTATTACCTGACTTATTAAATAACTACACATCTGAAATGCAGCAAGTTGTTTGTTGGTGGATTAAATATAAAAGAAATCTTTTTATTGAGTTAATGAGGCAAATAAATGCATAAAAGAGATATAACAATTGTCATGGCTACATCTGTAATTACAGATCATCCAAGCACAAAAATGATAGACCAAACCATTAGTGATATTCGTGTTCATTTTCCAGACAACGAAATTATTATGCAAATAGATGGTCTTAGGGAAGAACAAAAAAATCGTAAAAAAGATTACGATGAATATAAAAATCGTATTTTGTGGAAGTGTTTACATGAAGATAAAAACATATTACCATTTATATTTAAAGAGCATAGTCATCAAACCAACATGATGCGTCAAACAATTACTGAAATTAAAACACCATTATTACTTTATGTTGAAGGCGATGCTCCTTTAACTCCAGATACGCCAATAGACTGGGATAAATGTTTAGATATGTTTGAATATAATAAAGCAAATACTATTCGTTTTCATTTTGAATCATTTATACCAAAAGATCACGAACACCTTATGTTTGGTTTAGAGGATGGCTTTATGAAAACCATACAATGGAGTCAGCGACCACATCTAAGTAGAAAAAAATATTACAAAGATATTGTGCTTCCAAAATGTAAAGATAAATTTTTTATAGAAGATACATTTCATGGAGCAATTCAAGATGATATATCTCCATATGGAGAGTTTAATCAAGAAGGTTGGGAGATGCATAAACTTTGGATATATCATCCAGAAGGCAGTATTAAGCGTTCTTACCATTTAGATGGTCGTCAGGGTACCCGCAAATTTACAGCAGATGATGATACCTGGGGGTATAAAGAATGAGACTAGGAATTATAGCAAGATCAGACAATACTGGACTTGGTAATCAGACTAGAGAGTTAGTTAATATGCTTAATCCTGATAAGATACTTTTAATTAATTCCCAGTTTTTTAATAATAACAAACAACATCCTGAATGGTATAAAGGTTATAACTTCTACTCAACTAGAAGGGGTATGCCAACAACAAAAGAAATTATGTGGTTTTTAAAAGATGTTGACGTTGTAATTAGTTGTGAAACCTTTTATCATTTAGACCTTGTAGATCTTGCTAGGCAACAAGGAATAAAGACTATTCTTCAATACAACTACGAACTTTTTGGTAACTTAACAAACCCTGACTGGTCATTACCAGATGTATTATTATCTCCAAGTATTTGGAATATTGAAATAGTAAAAGAAAAATTTGGATCAAGGTGTGAGGTTATTCATTTACCACCACCAACAGATGAATCTTTATTTAATAAGGCAAGAGAAAACAATCTTTCAAAAGATCACAACCGTATACTACATATTGGTGGCAAAAGGGCTGCTAAAGATAGAAATGGAACTGACAGCATTCTTGAAATGATTAAATATTCTAAAGAAGATTACGAACTAGTCATTAAATCTCAAACCCCATTTCATACAACCTCTAAAGATTCAAGGGTAAAAATTGAAGTAAACAATCCAGCCAATAGAGAAGATATGTATGATGGTTTTGACGCTATGATTCTTCCTAGAAGGTATGCTGGTCTTTGTTTGCCTATGAATGAGGCTCTTTTAAGTGCCCTGCCAGTTTTTATGACTAATGTATCTCCAAATAATGCAGTGTTACCTGAAGAGTGGCTAACAGAATCAACAAAGATAGGATCATTTAAAACAAAATTAATGGTTGATATTTATGATATTGCTCCAGATAAATTTGCAAATGTAATTGATGAATACATTAAAAACAATAATAAAAAAGAAATTAAAGAAAAAGCATTATCAATTGGTTTAGAAAACTTTTCTGTAAATAATTTAAAACAAAAATATTTAGATATTATAAATAAATAACAGAAAAGCCAGCCTATTTCTAGACTGGCTATCTGATAGAAGATTGTTTACTTCTTTTTAGCAGCCTTCTTTAAAGGTGCTTTTGCAGCCTTTAGAGCCTTTGCAACTTCATCAGCATCAGGTAAAATACCGAATGCTTTGTCGTTTGGATTAATTGCTCTTAGTGCTACTGGCGCAATTGCTGCAACTAGTGCTGTCCATAGATCTTTTGGATCTGTTACGCCTGCCATATAAAGTGCAAGACCTGATGCAAGTACTGAGCGACCATATGATGCTAGCATTGCTTTAGTCTTATCATTGATTATGTTATTCATTATTCCTCCTAGGATATAATTTGTGTTATTGTTTTAAAGCCAAGCCATATACCAATAATTCCTGCGAATCCCGCAAAAACTGGTGGTGCTGGCACTGGCAATTTGAATGCTGCGAACACTACACCGCACCCAAAACCTGTTAGTATTGATAGCAATAGTTGTTTCATTCTTTTGTTCCAAAATCATTATTTGGATTTATTGGATGATCAATTGGAGTTGGAGCAGTAGCCAAAGCCCCGCAATTATTACATTCTATATCTAAATGATATGAAGAAACCATATAGGTATTGGGATCAAATGATACTAAAGCCTTAAACAAAGTTCCTCCACACTCTGGACAAGTGCATGTTGGTATGCCCCTAAGATCAAGCATCTTTACTTATTGGTTCTATTGGCATAAGTTTCTTTAATTCTTTGTACTCTTTTGAAAATTTAATCATAAATTGATGATACTGAGTATCTTCAGACATTGTGCTGTGCTCATCAAAATTAGATATTTCTGGATCTAAACTTTCAATAAACTTATCTAAACCTTTTTGTACATCCTCAATGTATCCAAATGCCCAGTCACGAGAATCTGATAAGAATTTAATAAAATTTTCTTTATGTATGTCGCTATCGTTTTTAAACTCAACATTGTTTTTTTCAACAAAGTCTTGTAACGACTGATAAGATATGTATAGCCTTGCAAATTCTTGGGTAATTTTTGAAAGTTTTTGCAGTACGGAAGCATAGGCAATAGCAAAAGAAACAAGAAAGGTTCCCAAAACTATGATAACAACATTATCCACGATTCAACTCCACGATTATCATTGTACTCCTATATCCTAATTTTGTCAAACTTGAGGGAAAAAGATCTGCCCAGAAAGGCTTTTCAGTGCCCCACATATCGTCACAAAAGGTTTTTAGGCTGTCTATGCTGGTTTCGTTATTGTCCGCCTCTAAAACACGCCTTGTAGCCTCTTTAATCATGGCTTTAGCGCCTCCCTGGTTACTAGCACAATTGCTCCATTCATTTCTAGAGCCTTTTTTATTTGAACAACATACTTGAGTGCTTCTATTTTTTCATCATGAACCATTGCTTTAAATTTTTTCTCATCTAATTTTATCGTAAGAAAATGTTCATTGTCAATAACTTCAACGCCGAATCCTTTAGGCGGAATTATAGAATGAAGGGCTCTACGCATATCGTTTGTATACATTTTACTTTTCCATAGTTAAAGATTGCCAGGTGTCTGCCCAATGACTTTTTGTTTTATGATTGTTAAACTCTCTAGAAATTTCTCCACCTTCTACGTACACTCCGCCCCAAACCCCCCATTCTTTGCTAGAAACTCCTACAGCAAAACAAGTTTTTCTAACTGGACAAGACGCACAAATAGCGTCAACAATTGGTCTTACTGATACATCATCTTCATATTTATCAAAAAATAAATTGTTTTCAAGACCAAGACAAGCAGCATTATCTTTCCATAGGTGTTGCTTCATAATAACACCTACATCTTATATCTATTAGGAATATCCCAGCCGTTGCGATCAAGTTTAAATACTCGTTGTGTGTACCACTGACCATTGACTCTTACACCATTGACGGCAGTTCTGCCCATCTCTGTTCTTTTACGTTCTGCAATATCCCAACCAACCCATGCAAGGTTATTGTTTTTTGCAACAATTTTTTCCATTTTTTCTAATCTATTTACTATCACTTATTTCCCCTCATTAGTATTTAAAGATTCCAACTTCAACATTATTTAATTGAGCAATGCCAACAAGTTTAGAGTTTTGTTGTTTTGGTTTAGAAAGAAAAGCAAAATAATTTATGTCTGCTATATTTTCTTCTAACCAAGAAGTTGCAACTTTATAAAATTTAATCTTTCTTCCCCTTGCCTTCATTCCACGTTCAGATAAATTTGAAAACTCTGATACAAAAGAATTAATTCTGGCTGGTCCTGCAGAATAGATTACGAACTCTTTATCGCTTTCTTGCATTGTAGATAAGGCAACGCCCATGGCACGAATAAAGATGTTGTAATCATCAAAATCGTTTGTTCCCTGTACCGCCACTATCATTTTTATTCCCATTCTTTAGGCTATCCAATATGAATAGCATTTTATCTAATTCTGGTTTTGATAAACCATTTGTGTTAACTGGCTCTGCTGTATGAGTTTGAACCTCACCATTTATAGCCTGTGCAACATAAAATGTATTATCAGATACCCAGTATGCTTCATTATTTAAAACGATAACCTTAATCATACTCTTTTCTTTATGTTTTGTCAACTGCGAAGAAGGTTTTTCGTTATTTAATAAGGGAATCGAAAAAAAATATTTTAATAACTTATGTATATCACTTTGACGATACAAGGTTTTAGAAAAACTTTTCTTAGATTTTTTCCTTATTCTTTTAATTATAAACCATGAAACTGGTATTGTCAAGAGCAATACGACCAATTCTTTCATGATTTCTCCTATAAAATAATATTATTTTTTATCAATAACAGTTTTTATTGCTGGTTTTGATATTTCAGAACCACCAAGAGCAATAATCTTATTTAATCTTATTTGTGATTGCAATAAGTTAAATTCAAGATCTGATGCTTTTTGTTTATAGAAATTAATTAATTGTTTTAATTCTTCAACACCTAAGTCTTCCATTTTCTACCCCTTTCTTAAACTAAATGCGCTTCCTGTCCAAACCTTTTCTACTTGCTTTTTTTCTCTTTCTACAATTGCACGACTCCATGAAAATCCTGCATCTCCACCCCAAGCATCCCACATAATTCTTCCATTAGATGGAAACTCTGGACCATCATAAAAACCTTTACCTTTTTTATCTACTTCATGACGAGAAAAAAAAGAAAACATCCTTTTAACAGTACTAAGAGACATTACTGATCCATTTACAATATCAGTTGCACGACCCCACCCTACTGGAGTTCCTGCACCAGTTGCCTTGCCTTCTTCTTTCCACTTTAATGCACGTCTAGCAGCAGCCTTCATACCAGCATTTGGAGTGTATGTATCAGCCATTTTTCTTATCCCGTTTTTGTTGTTTAGCAACACGTTTTTCTTTAAGAGTCATTTTAGGCTCTTTTTTCGTATTAGCATTACCTTTTTGTTCTTTATTTGCCATGATTTACCCCTGCCTTTATTTTTGGATATGGACCAAGATCCGCTTTAATGCTACCGTCTTTTCTTAGACGAACAATTCTTCCATTTTTTATTTGCAATGGATTAAATGCATGGTTTTTAAAAAAGGATGCTGAAGATTTTTTAGACATTATTTTTTAAACGGATTTAAATCAAATATAGATCCGCCCCAACCTTCTGTTTGTTTGTTTATTGGGTTAGACTCAAGAAAAAGGTTTACCACTCTTTCTGGCTTGTCTACGTTTTTTGCAAAGTCTTCAAACAACGATTTCTTTGTTGATCTTGAATGTCCTTTTGGAAATAAATCTAAGTCAAATGGTTTTCTTGGGAATTTTCCACGAAGCCCAGCCATAAAAGCATTTACTCTACCCATAGCCCATTGCTCTGCACTAGAAACGCTTCCACGAACTGATGAAGGGTTAGTTCTATATGCTCCAATGCCACGATTATATACCTGTCTTAATGCTCCTACTGTAATTCTACTGTCGCCTTCTTTATTTTTATTATATGCATCTGCCAATTCTTGTAATCTTGCTGAAGAAACTTTTTCCATTTCATCATCCATATCATACATTTTTTCATTATCAATTGGTTCAGAAGAAACTCTTAAAGATTTAACTGGTTTTGCAACACGTCTATCCGTCTTTGTTCTTTTGCCTTTTTCATCTGTTGCATAAACTCTTATAACTGCTACAGGATTATCTGCAGACGCTTCTACTTTTTCATTTGTACCTGCAATATTTACAGTTCCAGAACGCTCAACTCTTTCTACAACTCCGTGTGCAGATTCTGTTTTATCTGGTGGTTTTGGAACTCCAAATGTTACATGATCTCCAACAGAAACTGATTTTGCTTTTTCCATATCATCTTTCATGTCATATGTTTTTCCAACAGGAACACAATTAGGAACCATGCGTCCACCTTTTTCTTTCATGCCACGTTGTTCATAACCAACCCAACATGCTTTTGCTACGTTGTCCCATTTGTCCATTTCTTCATCATCTGAAAAATAAGACTTGCTAGATGTATCACGTTCATCATCTGAGTAATAAGCGTCATTTGATTTGTTAACAGAACTGTTGTCTGTATTTGGTTTTGGGTTTTTGTCTTCCATAGTGTGTGTCTCCATATTCATAACTTCTGCTTCCATATACATCATTCCAATACTATATGCAGTTGGCTCCCAACCATCTTCTGTTTCTTTGTAAACTCTTACAGACATTGCTGGATTATCTGGTGGCATAGATTGAAGTGCGTACCTTGATCCAGGTGTTCCTAATGTTCCACCTTCAACCATAATGTGTTCAACAACTCCGTGCATCATACCCTCAGAAGTCATTCCCATAACAAAATCTCCTTCTTTAACAACGTGCATAGATTTATCTATGTTGCCTTCAGAACGATTAATTGCATAAATTTGTGCTGCTGCTGCAGAACGAGTTTTGTGACAGCCCATAACTTCTTTTGTATCTTGTTTTAAGGCAGGGTAGCCTGAACAACCGTACGAACCCTTAGCACCTATTGTATATGGCATATCAACATTATATCAGTCTTTGAGTTTTAAAAGTCTCATAATTTCAAGCAAGTTCCATCGTTCTTGCTTAGAAAGAGTCATCAAACTGTCTGGATCAAGAGATTTTTCTGTGAGGGTAATGTTAGGATCTGATTCAAAAAGATTTAAATCAACAAACCCTTTTTCCCATAGATTCATAATTTGATTATTTACATCATTAAGATGTTCTTCGTATAGGTCTGGCATTAACTTTGCTATCTTGGGAGTAAAAGAATATAAGAGTTCTCCAGTTTCTTGGTCTACCCCCACAGTTTCAAGTCCACCATTTAATATCAGTTTTTCTATTATCTGATCTTCGTCTCTACTCATTTTCAATAAACTCCAATAATGACTCTTTGGTTTGTGCTCCAGTTATACGTTTAATTTCTTTTTCATTTTCAATTAATATGAAGGTAGGAACCGATTTAATTTCAAACCTCTTAGCAAGTAGTTGTTCGTAATCAGCATCTATTATTTGAAACTGAAAGCCTTCTTTTTTTAAATCTTCAACAACTGGTCGTGTTTTTTTACAAGGACTACACCACTCTGCAGTGAAATAAAAAACAATTTTCATTTTCCAGACTTTACTCTAGCCTGTTTTAATACATCAAAGTCTTTAATTTTAGTTTCGCCAAGATATCCCCAAGCATAGCCATCATTAATCATTTTGTTATTAACTGATTCTGATTCTCCATTAACATATACCCAGCCAAGAATACGACCATACTTTTCTGATGAATCCATCTTTTCTGTACGAATGACTACAGACTTAGCATCCTTTAAATGTTTCTTAAGATACTCTTTAGCCTCAAGACCAAGAGTTTTTTCAGCCTTATTAGTTGTGCGTGACTCTGGTGTATCAATACCAGCAAGGCGAACACGAGATGCAAATAAAATATCAAACCCTAAATCAATTACAACATCGATTGTATCTCCATCGACAACATTTTTTACTTCTTTAACAAAATACTCATACATTATACTGATCCTATCGCTTTGTTTTCTATTAGTTTTTCACGTTCATCAACAACTGCATACATAAATGACATCATTTTTGTGTAACCAGTAACATCATCTACAATTTTATTATAGTGATGGCTACAAAACAAAAGTTCTCCTACTGATCCCGCAATTTTTACATATGCTTGTGCCTGACACCTATCACAGCGATCATTTGCAGTAAGAACCCATTCTTTTGGCTTAACGCTTGGATGATCTTGAACAATGTTAGTCATAGTATTATTATACATCTACTTTCTGTTGTCTGTTGAATAGAATCCACTACCGTTAAAAATTGCACTAGGAGCACTCCAAAGCCTTTGCATAGACTGATTACAGCACACTGGAAATCTTTCTTCATCAAATTTTTTTTCAAACTCAATTTGTGAAGAACAAACAGAGCATTTGTAATCATATCTTGGCATTAAGTCTCCTATGGTTATACCTAAGTATATCAAATAATAGGCAGTTTTACAACATGCCCAGGTTGTTATTTTTATTTTATTTTAATTACTTTTGGCTTTTTTTCTTCAGGAACAACACGGTCAATACTTATGTTAAGCATACCGTCCTTAAGGTCTGCGCCAGTGACTTCCATATATTCACCAAGAGCAAATGATCGTACAAATTTACGACCAGCAATTCCTTTGTGAACAACTTCAGCATCTGTAACTTCTGTAATTTCACCCTTAATCACAAGAGTTCCATTGTCTACTGAAACATTAATATCATCCTTTGTAAACCCTGCAATTGCAATTGATAAACGATATGTGTCTTCGTCTAGTTTAAGAAGATCATATGGAGGATATGATTGTGAATTTACTTTATGTGCTGTATTTAAACGGCTTAACTCTCTGTTAAAGCCAATAAAAAAAGGATCATTGAATAGATCCATTGCAAACTGTGTTACCATTTTATTCCCCTTTCAAGCGAATAAGTTAATGTATCCCCCGTAGGCAGATACAATACTATTATACCAAACTTTTGAGCGAATAGCGAGAATCGAACTCGCACATTAACCT